CTTCACTGGCGATACCGTGACGCTTGGCAATGCCGGGATGGTTTGCAATTACGTGACGGTTGTCAATACGGTGCCGCTTGGCAATGACGTGACGGTTGGCAATGACGTGAAGGTTGGCAATTACGTGACGGTTGGCAATGACGTGACGGTTGGCAATGACGTGAAGGTTGGCAATGACGTGACGGTTGGCAATTCAAACGCAATATTTTCTCTCAACCTTTACAAATACGCTTCATCGGGATACTTCCATAAAGACGGCCACCAAATCATTCAAATGGGCTGTTTTGTCCGAACCCGTCAGGAATGGGATGCTGATTTCTGGAATAACCCTAAAGAATTCCCTAATGATGGAAGCGATAATTCAGAGGCCAGGTTGAGGGCTTACAAGACTATCTGTTTCTTTCTTGACAACGTTCCTAAGCATTTAATACCTAACGAAAAGTAAACTATGGAAAACGTAGAACACTTTCAAGAGCCTGAAAAGCTAAAGTTACTCATGCAGGACTTTACGCGGAGGCTTAACGCAGAACCAGACCCCCGCGAATTTGATAAGACACCGGACGGCAAAGCTCAAACGCTCCCTATTTCGTTTGTGGAAATGACCTTGGACGAATTGTTTTTAGGCCAATGGGAGCTTTCGGACGTTCACGCTCAACAGATTTTTAACGAGGTTGTAGGAACAGGAATCTTAACCGTCTGGCATCCAGTTACGGGCCGACCTTTAAAACGGGCAGGATTTGGGGCCGTGGTTATCACTCAGGACAAAGACGCTTTGGTTTCAGACTTCAATATGACCAAGAAAAAGAACGCCTTGGATTTGACCTTTCCAAAGTTGAAAGCCGAAATAACCAAGAACGCAGCTCAGACCCTAGGCAAGATATTTGGCAGGGATATTAACCGGAAGCTCCGTGACGTATTTAAACCCGCTTTAAAGCCACTCTCCGATCAGGGGCTGTTAGATGCCATCAAACGGATTGAGGACGGGAAACTTGAAACAATTGATTTAGCCGAGGCTAATTTTATTCTTTCAGATGTACAAAAAGAAATGTTGAGGGGCGCAATTCCCCAAAGACGGCTAACAAATGGATAAAAAACAGATACCAGGATTTAGATACTATGCCTATTCAGATGGTAGTATAGAGTCACCATACAATAGACTATTAAGGCCAATAAGAAGAAAATACCTTGATGTTCTTTTATGGGTTGGGCCAAAAAAATATCAGTGGTTTAAGGTGCATAGACTCATTGCCATAACCTTCATTCCAAACCCACAAAATAAACCAGAGGTTAATCACAAAAATGGCGACAAGTACGATAATAGGGTTGAAAATCTTGAATGGGTAACGCGATCAGAAAATCAAAAACACGCCTTTGCTAATGGATTAAATAGTAATACTGGCACTAAAAATGGCAGGGCTATTTTAACGCCCATTCAAATTCAGGTTATTCGGGAGGCTTATCATTATTTTACACTAAAGCAAATAGCCAAATACTTCAATGTTGCGCTCAGTACAATTCATAAAGTAGTCACAAATAAATCATGGAGTCATGCGAGATCAATTTGAACAGGAACTAGCGGAGGCAAGCGAGCAGGGTTCGCAAATGTGGATAGACGTTCGGGCCGGACGTTTCACATCCTCCGAAATGTGGAAACTAATGGAGTCAGGCTCCAGGTTAATGACCCCCGAAGAATTGAAGTTAAGGCCGAAATCAGGAAAGGGTAAGGGAGCGAAATACATCGAAGATCCGTCTTGCCTTTCCACGACTACCGAAACTTATATCCGTACAAAGGTAGCGGAGACTTTAACGGGCCACGCTGCGGAGGCAATCAATACAGCCCCTACCCGTTGGGGTGATGACTTTGAGCCTATTGCGGCTGAATACTTTACCGAAAAAACGGGGCTTACTTTTGAAATCCTTTCCTTCGTTCCTTTTGGTGATCATGCCGGAGGTTCACCCGACCGTAAGATCACCGGACGAAATGAGATTTTGGAGATCAAATGCCCCTACAATTCCGCTAATCAGATTGATTATCTTATGCTCACCGATCAATGGGATTTGAAAAGGCTTTATCCAGAGCATTACTGGCAATGTATGTCAAACCTGTTATTTACAGATACAAAGGTTTGCCATTTTGTAACCTACGATCACCGAATGAAGGAGGATAAAGACAAAATGTTTTACCTTCCTATCAAGATTGTGAGTGAGGACGTTGACCGTATTATTCTTAAATTAGAGTCAGCTATTAAGGAGAAGTTGAGAGTATTGGAAATTCTAAGGAAACAAAAACCAACCCTTCTAATCAAATGAGCAAGAAACACAAAAGCAGTACGGGCGTCTTCACGATGTCCCGCTTTCCTCCAAGCAGCCAGCGAAGTGGACGAAAGTCTTCAGAACCAAGCCCGAAACAGGGGAGAAATACCTTGCTTTACATATCGAAAACGGAGTAACTTTATTTGAAATTAACCCTTAAAACAATGAAAGAATCACAGGTAAAACAGATTTTTGACTACCTACTAACGGGCTGCAAGCTCACTGGATTGGAGGCTATTAAGTTGTTCGGCTCAATAAAGCTCAGTAACAGAATTAGCGAGATCGAGAAGCGTTACAACATCACCGTTCAAAGGCAATGGAAGGAGATAAAGACCCGCTTTGGAAAGAAGGATGTTATGGAGTATTACATTAACCAGAGAGCGAAATGAAAGAGCTATCAGATTTTAAAAAGAAATTAAGGGAGGCGGTAGCCAACTACATGAGGTCTGAGGGCTGCTCATGTTGTCAGGATAGAGACGCACACCAAGAGCATAAAGAGCTTCTCGGTAAGCTTCTTAACGTTCCAAAATATAGTGATGGATCAGGCCGTGAATTTTCTAAATATCAAACAAAGAAGCCATGAACGACCTAGACCGCATCCGAAAGACGAAGCTCAAAGACCTTAGTAAGTTTCAGTATAATAAGTACGACTATGAACTAACCTGGAAGGGGTTGCTCTCTTGGCTGATTCCTATCTGGATAGTGGCCTTACTTTGGATTTGGTTTGTGATCAAGTATGCAGAGCAAATAGACTCCAAGGCTGTCAAGGCTTTGGAGTCTATACGGTTTTAGTTTCCGCTATGTCGTCAAGGGAGGTCATAATGTTATATTTAATCAAATTCTGCATTCCTACTTAAGCACATTAAATAAATTCAGAAATAATGGATTTTTTTTAAGCTCTTCAATGGCATCATCATCTAAGCCCAGATATTTTTTTAATCCCTCAACGCTACGATCAGGATTGCTCATAATATACTCCTCAGTACTTCTAAGGATTATTTTTATGTTGTTTTCTTGTCTGCAAAGCATACACATCTAGTTAAATTTAAACTCGTAACACTGCTCACCGTTTGAATAGTCGTAGTCATCAGCCTTGTAAACAAGGTATCTTCCCGCTCCAATTCTCTGCATTCTGTAAGTAAACGTATTACCCGGATGCGGTAACAGTTCTAATTTTATATCATCTTCAAAATCAGTAGCGTAATAAATTGCTGCGTGAGAATACAGGCCATTTGGAACAGGGTTAAGTTGAAGCAATCCGCTGCCCATTAATTTAGTTCCTTCGATCATGAAGTAACTATTCATATAACTCTCAAACCCAACTTTATTTTCAAAGGACAATAATTGAACGATAGAGCCCTCATTGGCAAGATCATTCAAAGGCTGCTTGAATACGCCACGAGTGGCAAATGCGGGAGGTAATTCATAGGAATCTCCACCAAAGAAACCAACTCCGGGATATTCTGGTGGCATATCTAAAGCAGTAGTTTTAGCAAGGCTGCTATGCGTTCCTTCTTTTATCTGTGTCCATACCCAAGTGTCATCATCTGGATCATACACACCATTCATCCACATACATTCATAGAAAGTCAACGGGCCTCCGCCTGTCCTATCAAGGTCGCCAGCGGTACAGATAAACCTCAATGGATCATCATTGGCCTGTGTCGTTCCGTGTGTATGCCTGATCTTATAAGAAATAGCGGGGTCACCAAGAGGGGTTCCGCCCGTTCCTGAACTAGCTGTACCTGTATCTGTAACATAAGGATTTTGACCAAACTCAAACGCACTCTTGAGTTCATTACCAAAACTAGAACGATAGTACCAAACATTCGCAGGAGCCGCGCCTCTTGCGGAAAAGTTGTAAGGAGAGTAAACAAATATTTCCTCACCTTCCGGTAAGTATTGTTTTCTTTTTGCACCAATATATTTAAAGTACTCTCCGGGGTATAGGGCGTTAGCTGGTGTATGTATTGTATAAGGACTACCGTCTTTAGTAATACTCATCTCTGCATAAGAGATAAAATCAGTAGTCCTGTAAACCTTATTTGCATTTGTTGCCCAAAGGAAAGTTCCATCATCCATCAGGTGACCCATGTGCATCCATCCAAGCGTCTTGAAATTGAATGCAAATGATTTTAACACAGTAACGCCTGAATCTTCTGAATAGTAAATATTGTAGTAATCGTGCCAAACCCTCTTAGTGCCATCAGGAGAAATATCCATGTACTGATATGGCAAATTCTTTCCGCTCACAACACCGTCCGAAGTAGTAAACCACTCATTAGCAAGAGCCAGCTGATCCCCACAGAATGTATCAAGGTAATCCGTAACCAAAGCAGAGATAGCATCAGACATAGCCCCACCAAATCCAATCGCACTGATATAATTTTGATGGGTTATGCCCCCGTCTAATGTTGCTGTTCTGGCATATCCTATCCCTAGTTCAACAGTTGGCCTCGTAGAGCTTGCCAAACTTACAGAACCTAACTTAGTGGCGTTAGCAAAAGCGTTTTTAACTGTGCTGCTAGTTCTGTTCATTAAAAAGGTGGAATTATTATAAACTCCACTAGGAATTAATTGAAAGCTACCGGCAGCGTCATTAAGCCAATAGTTAAGATTTAGCCCGTTTGTCTCCTGCGTGAACCTTGCCTGTATTGCGTTGGTTCCTACGTTTAGTGAGCCAAAAATGGGAATTAGTGAAGGTGTTATTTGACGTTCACTTAATTTGAATAATACAGAAGCATCATTCTGCAACAACTTAGCTGCCGCTGACGGGACAAATCCATGTTCAAAATTTCCATCCTGCGGAGAGAGTCCTTTATTTTCAACATAGTTGACATGACCATTAAGTGCATCAATAACGTTATAAGTAGCATTGTAAAGATCAAGGCCAATATCAGCACCGATGCCCCAACACGGTACAGAAACTGTTTCTAACTCAGCTTTTGCACCAGATGCATCTAATAACCTAAATAAATTATCAATTCTTGATTTGAGTTTGTTGCTGTACGTTTCAACACACCGGGCTAAATACGATGTTGTGTCGGCATGATAACTCGTTGGAATTGTCGGGTTGCTCAAATAAGTCATGAGGTTTGTTTCCTCAGTCGCTGTCAATGACTCACCAAACTTTATAATAATAAGTTCTTTCTTAGTAGCATTATAAAATTGACGACTTGCGCAGTATGTAGTCACCGAACCTTCAGCTATTGATTGCGGAGTGGATGAGCTAAACCACGTATTTAAACTTACTTGTTTTGCTGCTCTTATAAGGGTATCAAGTTGAGTGGAAGATGCTGCGCCATACATCGTTAAATTACCCCCTGACTTAATCAGATTTTGTTTTGCCTGTCCTTTAAATACTAATGCATTACCAAGAACATCATCTTGTGGTACACCGTCAACTAACGATGTCATATCGGGAGGTATTTGGCCAAAGGTTGCATTCTCAGCATATCCAAGATAATTATATGGCTGATTCCAATACCCGGTTACTTTTTCAGCACCGTTAAACCCAACCGAATCCATGTGGAGCCCACCAACACAATCATAAATTATTGAATTGTTGTTTTCGGACATTATCCACCAATTCGTTTCTAAGCCCGTTACCTCACTATTATAAAGTGAATTAACTATTGCTTGCGTTACATTGGTGTCACGTAGTATTCTTACGCCTCTGATTTGTGATTGCTTAAATCCATTGGTAGCACCAGTACTAGGCGAAAACTTTGCCCCAAATGCCCATTTAATATCCGTGTCACAAGCGCCAAACGTTCCATTAAGTTGAGTCCTTGCACCCGATTCAACCTTATCAACAAAAATGAATGCATTCTTTGTGTTGTCTACTCCCCACACAATATGATACCATGTGTTAATACTCAATGCACCCGTATCTTTTACCTTTAATACTCCTTCTGAGTCGTAGAAATGCGCCCTGAAGTTTGATGATGTATGTGTGGCTAGAGCAAACGCACCATCAAGAACAGATCCTCCCGGGTGCTTTCCTATCAATGGCGATGTGCTTTGAGCGGTAAATGACGGAACTTTTACCCAACAAGATATTACTATCGGATCATTACCTATATCAAGATTAGATTGGCTTCCATTGTATACATTGTATTTAGCGGAGCCATCATATTCAATTGCTCGACCCGGAAACAACTGGCCAGCTAAAGAGTTTTGGGTTAATATTTCTCTCTCTTGTGAGCCGAGTTGATCAACAATGTAAGATGCTTTTTCTTCTTTATACCAAGCAGCAAATTTGGATTTTATGGATAACGGATTGAAAGATGCCCCACCCCCCATAAACAACCAAGCCCTTCTATCATTTATTTTCATAGCTATTTATTTCTTAGTCAGCTTATCTAATAGCTTTTGTTTGTCTGCCGAACCTTGACTAGTTCCTCTATGAAAATTAACGGTGATCATAAAGACAGCAGTAACAGTAGAATAAAGTGAAAGTATTCCTGTAAAGTCAACAGAAGTAGAGGAAATAACTTTAGCCCAAAGAGCAGCAACGTAAATAGTAAATATACCCCAAATTAAAGCCATCCATATATCAATGCAATAGGCTATGTTTTTAGCCAACCATGATGCTTTATCACTTTCCTGAATGTGAACGTTTGCATCGCGGGCGCTTTGAACGTCTGCTAAATAAGCCTTTTCTAAATCGTTGGCTTGCGCAGTAATCGTTTCGCTTGCTCTGTTAGCCTCTTTCTCGATAGCCAGGGCGGCTTCAGCTACGCCTAATTTGTTTTCTCCTACCTGTTGGATGATGTCTTTTGCTGTTTGGCCTAATCCTTTTAAACCGCCCTCAATTATACTTTTGAATATTCCTGCCATTTTAAAATTCTTTTAATAATGTATAGGTAAAAAATCTCAATCCGGATTTCTTTGATAGATCAATCAAAACGTCATACTCTTTTGGGTTATTCATCACCTGACAACCCGCGCTCCATTTGTCTATAAATTTACTTATTGCTGTTTCAGAAGCTCTATGAACGTTTATTCCGAAAAGCCCAATATCCGGTATGCCAGACTCATCGCTTTTAAAATCTTTGTTGTTATCCCTGAATACAGAAATGGGCTTTACTTGCACCCACGCATCGTATTTGCCGTGATGCTTACCAAGTGACCAACAATCCACGTATTGGCCAGGAATCAGAACAGCGCACCCTTTGAGATTCATTACGTTACTTAGCCAGCTAGTTCCCGGATTGGTCGTTCCTGTCAGTTGTAAAAAACTACCTTTTTTACCTGTCAGATTATCGCACAAATAAAATAGGTCATCAAACTCATTAGGTTTATCTGCCTTCGATCTTATCCCAATTAAGTGGAATACAGGCCATATGAATCCTAATGACTTAAACCTTTCTTTAAGAACTGGCTCGGAGTAGCTTCTCATAGGTTGTTAAATCTCTCCTCATGCAAAGCCAATTGTATGCCATGTTCATTGATTTGATTTTGCTGCTGCTCAAGAATCTTATCTATTTTTTTTTCCCTATCATCGGCCTTATCATTGGCTCTCTTTTGGAAGTATATAGCGATGGCAAATAAGCACACCATTACCCAATTAGCCGATATTGGAGTGTCTACAACTAATTGAGCTAGTTTCATTTCCATAATCCTCTTGCTTTTAACATCGTTTTTACGTTCTCGTTACGTTCCATTTCTTTTATCTTCCGATCAATTATTTTCTTTTTCCGTATAGCCGTTATCTTAGTCATTACAAAGGCAATGATTAGAGAACCGAAAACAATCGAAATAGGGATAAACTCATTCATCTTTAGCATTTACAAAGATTAAACAAATTACTAATATTTGAATAGTATTCCACGAAATAGGCACATCGCTAATCATTACCCAAGTCGAATTGTAAGTAAGTAAGTAGTCGATGAAGTCCACCAAAGCGATAAGCAGAAACCAACCTAACTCACTTCTAAGACCCTTTATCTCCATGAACATCAACCAGAATACATACACCCATGCCATGTGTTCAAAGAGATAGTAAAAGTATTCCTGAGGCGTACACTTAGCATTCGACAAAATAAAAAAATCAAATGTCTTCTTTACATCGCTGTTGTCACGGGTGATATAAAGAAAAACTGTCTGTAACAGTATCACGACTGCCAAGAAGCCAATCTTTTTTTGTTTGTCGTTTAATGACATCCACCTGGAGGGCATCCGCCCCCGTTAGGTTTACCAATCTGTAAATTAAGATAAGCCCGGATCTTCTCTTTATGAAGATCAATAACTAAGTTTTCAAGTAGTTTCAAGAGTCTGTCACTAGGCTCATCGGGTGAGCCGCTTTGAAAGTTAATGAAGGTAACTCCTTTGTAGTACTCTTCCTCTTTTGTTTCCTTTGCCATATTTTTAAACTTCTAAGTTTGAGGGGAAAACATCCCATTTAGTATCCGTTGAATTATAAACCGCAACGAAGTAAAGCGTTTTATTCGATGTGGTAGTTGTCGGAAATGCCGAACCAATAGCGCGATAAATCGGGTTAAATGTTATTGCGTAAGCTCCAGCGCTAGACAATCTAAAAGCAAATGCGTTTCCGTTTGAGGGTGTTCCGGTCGGGGCTGCTATCGCTAAAGCCTCCGCCTGAGCCGTGATAACAGCCATGTCGTATAAATTAACGTTGGGCGTTAGTGTGGCAGTGGATGCTGTGGATTGTACTCTGGTATCGTGAAGAATATAACGTAAAGCAGTCCAAGCTGTAACCCCGTCACCTATCTTGAATCTGTAGGTGTCAAGCTCGTGCCCTTGTTCCCCTTGTGCTAGTATAGGGTTAGCAGTTGTCCAGTTTGCTGCCGTGTCCCTTCTAATTTGTATTTGTGATGCCATATATTTTTAAGCGTCTCCGCCATCTATTACTTGATTTGAACCCGTGTAAACAGCGTTAGCCGAACCACCATCTATATTTATAGGCGTTCCATTGCTAACAGTTATAGTAATGGTATTTGCTCCTGGTGTAAGTACATTATTAAACTTGCCTTTATAAAAATAAAACGTACCTGATAGCCATGTTTGTTTATCAGTTAAATTATATAATTCATAGTAGAACCCGCGTTCCGGCATAGTTGCTGTTTGTGCCGCTGATGGAGCAATTATTATTGATGTTTCTGTTATCGTTAAGCCTGATCCAGATAGTAATTGTAAAAGGTTTGTAGTTTCATTTGAAGACTGTTTAATATTTAGCTGCCATGTCTTTGTGTTGACCACATAAGGAGTTCCATCTGATGTAGAAAATATAAGAGTTTGCGCTACACCATCACGATTGATACGGGCATAGCAATCAACTAATAGTGAGGGATCAAAAACTAACGGAGGTATTAAACTCATCTTATCACAAATTTACTCCAAAATTGCAAAGAAATTGTCTGATCTGAAGGTATTAGAGGAACGCTATCATAATAAAATTCTATATCATTTCCCGTTAATGAGTAGTTACCGGATTCAAACTGTAAAGAATAAACCCTTGAAAAATCAATATTTGCACCATTTAGAGAAAATGCAGCCTGATCGAATTGCAAAGCATAGTTTCTAAAAAGTCCTATATCTTGGCCGCTAAGACTATACGCGCATTGATCTATTGATATTTTACTTCCCTTTAAAAGTCCTATGTCGTTACCTGTTAATGAGTGATTCCCTTGGTCAACGTTTAAAACCCTACCTGCTTTTAAGTCTATTGCATTACCAGTAAAAGCGTAGTTACCCTGATCTATTGATAGGGTGTATCCTACCGTTCCACCGATGGCAAGTAGTAAACTCATTAAATCCAGCCGTAATCAAATGTCACATAGTGAGCAATCACCCCAGCACTTGGAGCGGTACCTACTTTCTTTTTAACAGTAGCTACAAATTCCCCTGGGTTTACAATTACAGGTCTTGTGAAGTCAAATTCTACGGTTTGAAGAACTGTTAGCGCGGTTGCCGCGGATTCTACTGACTGAACTCCTAAAGGAATCCTTCTAGGTGCTTTAGTTGTTGCCGCTTCTGATGTAGCAAGTGAAACCGCTGTATGTCCGAAAGCCAAAGACCAAACTGCATTATAACCTCCGCCTGTTAAAGCGGTTTGTACAAAGCTTTCAATCTTTACGCCTTTAATTACTAACCTACGTCCCGGGATGGCTAAGGTAGCCGCTGGCACTTGGTAGCTTGAAATTACCCCGTCAGTAGTAACCGCTAAAGTATCAGTTTCCCAGAACTGACCACCTAAACCAGAACCTAACGCGGCTGTGGTGTTAGTTGGTACTGCTGCTGTAGGGTTCGCTGAGTTTGCAAAGTTTGCAAGCGATCCCATGGTGTGGCCTGTCAAACCTTGGTAAGATCCTAAGTAAGAATTACCAACGTCATCAAAGTCTACAGTTTGAGCAATGCCACCCAAAGTAACTAAGTAATTAAATATCTTTGTTTGAAGTACTCCACCCGCTGCACCTGGGTTTCTTTGTTGTGCAAACCAAGGCAAAGAGAAAGAAGAAAAAGGAATACCGCCTGAAAGAGGCACGTCAATGGTAGCCGCTCTTTGGTCATTAATCCAGAACTCTACTTCTCTGAGTATGATCGAAACAACAAACTTTATAGCCTCGTTGTTTGCGTATGTGAATGCAACCGGAACGGCTACACTAGTTTCAGAGCCGTTGAAAGTAACAACACACCGCATCCCTCCCGATGTAAGTCTAAAGAACGCCCCGTCAGTAGGTGCGACTGCTCCTGTACCTCCCGTAATACCAGCCCCGAACTCCGTAATAACGTTAACAGTTGGTTGAGCCGTGAAAGCTACAATAGTTTCAAAATAAGTATGACCTGATCCGTAAACAGGGAAAAAAGCATATGTTCTAATCTCTGCTGAATGTGCTGAAGTAACCGAGGAACCACCATTCAAAGTTAAAGGAGTAGATGCCGCATAAGTTATCGTCATGGTAGCGTTACCGATGCGATGCTTGCCCGTGTTTTGGGCCGCGTTCATGAACTTCTCCGAATCTAACAAAGAATCAGTGGCTACCCTCATTCGGTAGTCTTCATCTGCCTCTACGCTTTTGAAATAAGGCGTACCAGTCAATACCCCTTCGTCATTTTCTTGATGGGTGTGAACTGATGCGCGTAAGTATTCGCTAACGACCTTTACTTCGTTGCTTGTGTTTACCTCGGCTGTATTTACACCCGAGGCACCTAATAATTTGAAAAACCAACTCATATTTTTTTATTTATACCCAAACCCACCTAATACTTAAATCTCCTGTTATTAGTCCACTTATCGCAGTTGCGTAAATTGTGAACCCTGTTGCTGCCACTATGTCCCCTACTATAATCCTTAAAGATACACCCGCAAACTTAGCATCGTCTACCGTGTTGCCTGTTGCGGCCTCTACCATAAGAAAAGCCTCCACGAACGAACCGGAAAGAATTGACCCCTGACCAGTCACAGTTACACTTCCCTCACTTACCGGAGTAGAACCAAAAGATATAGTAGCCGTTCCCGTCATACTATCGTAATCGCTCCTGCCGGGTTGAAGTCAATCAACAAAGTCTCACCGTTATTCAAAGTTATAGAACTACCATAATCCGCCCATCCTATTAACTCATCATTTGTGGCCGTGTCGTTAAATAGAACCACATATCTAAATGGCCCCACCGTACCAGATGATGTTAAGGTTAAATCAGTTAACACCAACGAATAAGTACCAGATGTTTGGGAACTTGAAACTGTTGTAATATTCCGCGTTGAAAGTCCTGTGTAACTTATCTGTGTGATGTTACTTAGCTGCGTGTTAGTAGCCAATGGGATAGTGTTTGTCAAAGCAATTACAATCTGATCGCTTCCAAGATTATGCACCTTCTCCGCCAAAGCCTCTACAAATGAATTGAATTTATTATAGGTTGCCATATCTTATAACTTAAAAAATTTCAGTCCGGTACTTTGAGATTCAGATACATTGTTATAAGCCCATAGCGGATAAGTAGAAGTAAACGTATCTAAAAACTTATTTGCTTCATTCTGATAGCTTAAAGCGTTTGCCCTTAGTTCTGTCACCTGCATTTTTATAGTAGCAATATCTAAAGGAGTTGAGCTTTGGTTAACTTTTTGCACCGCTCCAAAACTTGTGATATTGATTTGATTATTTGAAATGATCCGGGCTAAAGAGTAATAAACTAGCATAGGAATTAAGCCATTGAAAACAATACTATAACCAGATTCATCTATGTAGTTTTTACCGTATAGTAATTCCTGATTCGGAGTAGCGGAAGTATTGGTAAGTACATCACGATAAAGAGGCTCTCCTAAGAACGGTTTCAAATCATTCATTTGCGCCTCCTGAATATACGGATCAATGCGGGTCTGAATAATATCAGCCATTGGCCTGTAATTCTTAATATCCTCTATTGATATGAGTAATTTATCAGCCATCGCCTTCAGGGTCTTGAATGAATAGATTTACGTTTTCATCAGTCTGCAAAAACGTTTTCAGAAACGCTTTGGTTTGCTCTATTGTGGCTCGTCCGTTCTTAAAGTCGTTCACATAGGAATAAATCTTTGATACGTCACGCCTTGACAACGATCTTATTATTGTATCTATTGCGCTGGTTTCGACCTGAACAGCCGCTGCCGCTTGTTGCATATCGTAAACCTGGGCCTTAATAATAAACTCGCTTTGTATTGGTGTACTCCAAAACTGAAACAACTTTTTAAAATCCTGACTTATCTCGGTACGAACATCACGGGTGACGGCATTGAAATAAGTATAGGCATCTTCAATTTGTTGTTTGTTGAAAAGCCCGGTATCAGGAAGCTTACCGATAATCTCAGAAGGCATACCATAACATTGAAGCATAGCCTTCTCAATCCAATTCAAAGTAAACTCAAATAGCTTATCATTGTTTTGTTGATCAGTTTTTAATAAAAGATTATCCCCTTTTATGTCTCCACTTCCAGCTTCGATTATCATCATGGAGTTTGCACCCATTGCCCCCTTGTGATCCTGCATGCGCTTTTTAAAAGCGTGGGCCTCAGTATCGTTTTCAAACTTTCCAGGGTAAAGGAATATGTGACCCGCTGTAAAACCGTTCACAACATTACTCAACGCGTAAACCGCTATTTCGGCCTGAGTTTGCGCGTGTTCAAATACACTATCAAAAGTAGCCTTTGGATACTGATTTTTTTGTTTTGTGCGATAAAGTATTTGCCCTTTGTGGTTTTGAATTCCACCAACCAATTCCGCCTCCTCCATTACAGATGAGGGGTTGAAAACAGGGTAGTACTCAATAACTCTAGTCTTCCCCTCTTTATCATAATCACGCTCCCAATTTGTTGAGTAAGCAATGGTATCTATATTTCCATTTTTATCAGGCAATCCAAAACGGCAATACTCAAATGGTATTTCGGTGATTGAGGCAATAGTATAGTTCAGGTTGTAATTAATGTGAAGTGCGTAGCCATTAATCCATGATTTTTCTGAACATACAAAGTCCAGCAATTCCCTCATGGTTAATCCTTCATCGTTGACAACAATAGTATTTAGTTGCTCATCGACAAATCCCTCCCCATTTAAGAACCCTGATAATTTTTCAATAATACCGTTAAGCGTATAACTCCGGTACATCGTCTCCTTGGCGCGCTGCGGGTAACGATTATCGGAATCGTATGTTTGTATCCCCTCAGTTCGATCGATTCGAGTAGGAAGTCTTTTTAAAACAGGTTCGCGACCTTTTATAATCATTTAATTGTTTGTCTAAAAAAATAGGGGCAAGGCTAAAACTAACCTGCCCCTCTTTCCAACTTCTACGAAAACCCTTTTTTCTTATACCGTCACTAACATGGTTTGAGAATACACGTGTAGTTTTCCATCAAGGAACATACACTTAGCCAAGCCGGTTCCGCTAATAGGTATTACCCATGTGGCTGCAACTGCCGGGCGGAATAATGTCCCCCATGTTACGGTTCTGGCTGATCCATCAGCAGTTACCATGATGTTAACTTCATCACCTTCCTCGTAATCACCACGTGTCACGATGTTGGTTGCGTTCAATGTCAATGCTCCAGTAAGTTGGGCAATCTGAACAAAATGCTTAATTGCTTTTTTCTTAACCGCTGGCATCTCCAGAGTTGCCGCGTATGCAATTGCAGCTCCGTTAGAGCTTATCCCTAAACCTCCATAGGTGTTAGGATCATTCTGATTTGAAAATCTTGTAGTTACTGCCATGATTATGCTGGTTTATAAATGAATAATTCTTCTCCAAATCCGTAGTTTACGTCAAGGCTAAAATTAGCTTTGATGAAATACGTGTCACCTTCAGGCCTCCATCTTTCGATCTTGATGTTATCAATATCGCTGTTTGCATTCATACCCGCTACCAGGTTTGAGTTAGGGCTGTTTGATCCTTTTGCAAAGAGGATATAGTTATTAGGGAAAGTAGAGTAATGCTTAATCTTCATCCCCTTGAACGTGTCTGTCTGATTTGCAGAGAATGCATTTGCTGCCGGGCCTTTGTTTGCCAAAGCAATCAAAGCGTCCTGATAGAAACGATAATCGCGTGTACTCATGTGGAGTGCCCCATCAGGATCAGAATACAAAGCATCGCTAACCAAGTTATGAAGTGAGGTTAAGTTTGCGATAATGTTTACCGCTGTGTTGTTACCGTTAACTGAAGGCTTCAATACTGAAGCATCGGCCAAGGCGCGTGTTACAATACCGTCAATGTAGCGCAATTCCGCTCCGGTTGACTTATCACCTGACCAGATCAAACGCCCCAGTTGGTTATTAACCCGGCTTGCATAGTTTGCGGTGATCGCATTCTTAATTTCGGGCGCAAGATCTTTGTCTGCCAGGGGGCCTTCTTTCTGAAATTCTTTCCAGTAAGACCGGAATTCCTTTGGGTTAAAAAGATCGTACAGCATAACCTCAACCGGATCGAGTCTGCGAGGGCTAAACGTCATCGCGTTTGATGGGGTTGTTGGGATTGCCGCGTATGGCTGAATAAGATTTTGACCTACAACAAGCCTGGATAATTCAAGCCCCTTGTCATCAATATCTTCATGGAACATGAAACTATTTTTTTCAAAGGCTTCATTTCCAAGGACAAGCAGTTGAAGTACCTCATTGGTACTCATCCCTGCATAGTTGGTGGTAATTACTGGATTTGGCATTTTTTATTTACGTTTAAGATATTGATCTGCTGGACTTTCTCTTACTGGTGAACCTTCAACCGCTTTTTTTGCGGGTGTATGTTGGCCCTTAATTTGTTTTTTGATTTCTACTAATTCAGCATCGTACTTTGCGCTGAATTTTTCTGTAAGGCTTGAAACCGCTTCGGCCAATGCGCCTAGGTTTTTTTCAATTGCCTGCACCTGTGCCATTGAAGGGGCTTCTAGTTTTGGCTTGATTTCTTTAACCATTCCGGCCTCCACGACAACAATAGAACCGTCAGGCTGAGGATTCTCTCCTTCCTTCAGGTCTGGTGCTGGCTTGCCGACTTCATACATGGCTACTGGTGCCGGAGTAGGGGTTGGCGTTGGAGTAGGCACGGGTGCGAAGCTTGCCTTGATTTTGTCAATGTACTCTTGTATTTTGGTCATATTTAATTTTGCTAAAATTGGTATTTCGTTAGTTACTTCGGTTGCAAATCCCAATGCTAAAGCCTGATCTGCTGACATGGGCTTATCTTGATCCATTACAGCCATGATAGCCTGTAAGTTATTTCCTGTTGCCTGAGCGTAGAATGAAGCAAGGCTAGTACGACTCTCTTGTAACATATTAGCCAACGCCTGAGAGTTGTTGGCATCAAGGTTAACTTGAATTTGTTTAGGATCTACATGAGTATTATGGATCAAGAAAGGGAAATTTGCATTTGCCTTTCGTACTGACCCCTTCAAAAATATCTTTACAGCCGCGCTTGCTACTATTCCGGTTTGAATTGTGGTAAGTGGTTTTCCTAAAGTGTCAAGGAATGCAGCGATCTTATCGGATACAGCTTCGTTTCCTCCGGGGCTATCAATAATAACATCAATAGACTTAGCGTCAGCCTTAATCAAACGGGCTTGGGCAATTACATTAATGTAAGTGTCCTGATTTATCTCCCCTATGATTTCAATTTCTCCCACTATTCTTTAGTCTTTGTTGGCTTTAAATTTTCCTGAACTTCTTCAAACAATGAAGCGTATCCGGGTGATTCTTTAATCAATGCTTCGTATTTCTCCGGGGTAAGATTACCAGGAGTAACGGGAGCGCGTCCGTCTCTGAATTGAATAGTAACTGATTCGTCTTTGAACTTTACCTTCATATTAAGATGTTGCAGTTAATTGTACGTTAGTCGCTACTCCGCGAGTGGTCAACACTTCGCATTTGTACGTTCCGGCAGCGACCGCCACCGAGGTGCAGGTAATACTTGTGTTTGAAGCAACTGTGAAAGTAGTTTGATTCACTCTTGCGCCAGTTACTTGGTTTACCCATGTAACCGAAAGCACCTGAGAAACACCTACGCCACCGTGGAAGTTTGTTCCTGTAATGGTCACTGCCGTTCCACCTGCTGCCAAAATTGGAGTAGTGTTAACGGTTACAGTAGGGGTAAATGTCAAAGCATCAATCGCTGTGCGTGTAGTCGCGTAGTCGGTGATGAAGAATGTCTGAGGCAACATTACCTCCTCCTCACCTTCAAAAGATTGAAGGGTAAGACGGAAAGCATTGTTATTTGTATTCGATGCACGAAGAACCCCGGCTACAACTCCCAATCCAGCACCTAAACCATACACCTCAAATGAGTTGGCATTCTTAGCGGTGTTCTCGCAAATTGCTATCACACGACCAAGGGCCATGCGCTGAATGTTGTTCTTTTGGGCTTGGGATATGTCAAAGACTGTGAATTCAATCTTGTGACGATAAACAGCCTGACCTGAATCGGGTACAACAATTTCGTCTGACTTAATCAGGGAGTTTCTGTATCCTTCAAAAATGTAAGCGGCTTTGTTTGTTCCTAGAGCTAAAGCTGAAATTATGTTATTTGCCCCCGGTGTGTAAGAAGAAAGGTCATCAAGATTGATAAGGATTAGTTTTGATTTTGCGCCTCCTTGTAATGGAGCTGCGCAATCGTAAGCTGCTCCTATGGTAATCTGATCACAACCTGGCATAATTTTCTGCTTTTGTTGTGACAAAGATTACCTACATAGTGATATGATTATGTGACAAAAAAGTGTCTATGACGGTTTTGTGTCATTTTTCTTCTATTGCTTTTATAGCTCTTTGAATTGTTCTTTCGTTTGTTCCGCACTCGTCAGAGGCCAATTTTATTGACGTTGTGCGGTTATTGCCTTGTTCTATGTAGGCAAGAAAACATTCATAGTATCGGTAGTAAATTGGATTGGGATTTCCCTTTTTGTAAAGGGCTTGAATGATACCTTTTTTGTAAAAAGTGTAAAGAGGTGCCGATAAATCAATTGTTACTTTCATGCTAGGTTTCCTTTTTCAGTTACTATGGCTCGTCTTTCTTGAACTATGTCTAGCTCCTCTACTGGCATAACTATTTGAATACTATTGATTTTATTTACCAAGTTATTGAAATCACGCACACTTATACCACCCCCAGAAGCAGCCAGTCCGCCATCGGCAAGACGCGATGCTGGTTGACGGCCCATGTAGAAAGGACGGCCTCCATGAGATTCATTTAATGCAGAAAGCCTATTGATCTGATCTGAAGCTGATTTTTTCAACACGTAGAAGTTTTCTCCACCCTCCACGTTAATCCTTTGGCCATTACTACCGACAAAATCAATACCTCCACGTGCATGGGATGGGCCGGAGAATGTTCCTACCTTACCACCCCTGGCAAATGTTGTAGGTACAAATTGAGTTTGGCGTATTTGATTCACTCTTATCGCAGCAAATATAGCAGCCGCTCCCGCTGCAATTCCTTTAAGCACCGGGCCTCCTTTTGCTTGGGCGAATACACTTAGGACGGCTTGGGCTGTATCTGCAAGTGCCTGGGCTATTTGGTTTTTCTTATCTGCCTCAAACTGCTTTTTCTTAATTGCATTAAGGTCGACAGCTTGTTTTACCTGAGCTGCTTTTGTGTTAGCTTGTAATTTCTGATTAGCCGATAATATTCCAGCATCGTATTGCGCTTGTGAAATTGTCTTAGCCGCTAGTTGCGCATCAAGGGAAGCCTTTTCGGTACTGAATGTACTGTTTATAGCCGTTAACTCATTGGCAAGTTTTACTTTGAGGGCATTTTCTTCAAGTGCGTATTGGGCTAAGATTGTGGTGGTAAGCCCTTGAGCTAGGCCAGCGGCAATATCAACTGTCTCTTGCGCTCCTTTTATTCTAGCTTGGTAGGTTTCAAGATCGGATATTTTTTGTTTTTCATTTCCTTCTTTAACCGCATCAGATATTGATTGTGTTGAAATCTTTACAGCCTCTTCAAAGGTTGCTTGTAATTCAAGTTTTGTTTCGTTGTGAGTGGTTAAGTCTTCGATTTCAATCTCATTGGCCTCTCTGGATTTAGCGTGTCGATTGGCTCTATCAATGGCCTCCTGTTCAGAGTTTAGCTTTAATTGTTCTTGATTTTTTTTAGTTTCTTCGTCCTTTAATTTTTCAAGTTCCTTTTGAAATTTTCTTGTTGCATCAAAAGCCTGAGCTTCTTTTTCAATTATAGCCGCTGTAAGTTCGGCCCTTTGTTTTTTCTGCTCCTCCGTTAGCCTTCCACTAGATTTTGCTTCTCTTTCAAAATGACTTAGTTTAAGATTAGCTTGTTTAAGTTCTTCGGCCGCTAGTTGCTTTTCAAGTTTTATAGCCTCCTCAACAAATGCTCTTTTTTGATCTCCCTCAGATTGTATTGCCTTTTCCCTTAGTTCAGAAACCTTTCTATTTGTTTCGGCTCGTTTTACTATCAACGCATTTTCATTAGCCTCAATAGTATCCAATAAATCAGCGATAGCGGCTCCTGACTTTATAGTATCAGAAAGCATCTTGCCAACTTTGGGGGCGAAGAAGTCTATGACCGATCCAACTCCGGAAGCAATGACTTCACCGATTGAAAATAAAGCCTCCCCAAGTTTTTCAACTACAACTAGAACAGAATCAAATACAACTTTACCAACTGCCATTACCTTGGCTAGTTTATCCTGCCCTTCTTCGCTGCCTTTGAAGTAAGCAGTCAAAGCACCAACAGCCAGACCAATAGCTCCTATAATTAAACCTAAAGGCCCCATTGCCAGGTAAGTTGTTTTAATTGCTTTCGCCTGACCTATCAGACCTCCAGACATTTTATCAACTCCAGCCAAAGCGTTTTGATTTGCTACTTTGGATTGATTTATTGATTCGGTGTAATTACCTACGTTTAGTTGATTCTTTTTAAGTGTGTCAGAGTTGGCTTTAATAGTATCTGTATTCTTATTGATGCTTTCGTTGATCTCAGAAACACGCTTCTTCCCCTCGGCAGTATCAAGATTTAATTTCTTTCGTTCCTCACGTAGGGCTTTGTTAGCTTTCTCAAGGTTTCCAATACTGTTTACAGCTTTATCAATAGAATCATCCCCCTCTACCTTCAAGTCTATCAATATAACTTCTTTGCTGTCTGCCATAATTAAATGCGAATTAAATTGAACTTAGCGAAATCGTCCGGCACATAGTTATTTACCTTTTCTATAATGTACTTTATTCCGTCCTTCGTTGCTGGCTTGGTCAAATCCAACTGAGCTGACTCCACCAATGTAATGAAATACTCTTGCTGAACGGTACACCACTTGTTAAGTACTGCGATGTACTCAGGGTAATACTCATCAAGTAGCTCCTGCCAATCCAGATTATAGGCTTGGTTTTTGTCTATGAAGTAGCCTATAAAGTAATCTGTGCGATCTGTTCCTGACTTGAATCGGAAGTTTACGCCATCATCGTTGCGAAGTAAAAGTAAGCGAGTACCGAAAGAAGCGGCCTTGGTAAATCCGGGAACTGTCTGATCGTAGATTTTTATATCAGCAGCTTGGTTAATTCTTGTTTGCGTGATCTGATCGCTTGCCGTGAATAGTGATGTGTAAATATCTTTTGAATCAGGCAGAGTACTGTTAACAACAAGAAACTTACCTAATCCGTAGCTATCTGTAATTACAAGCTCATCCTCTTGAACAACCCAGTAGTATTTATTTGCCTGTCCAAACCCTGATAAATCAAAATTCTTCAAAGGAGTCTCTTCTTTATTTTCGCGAGATAGTTCTACCGATGAAGGGGCAATGTCATTGAGTATTTCTTTGATTGTTTTGAAGGTGACAATATTGTTTTTCTCGGTAATTACCAGACCAAACATCTTCATAAAGTCAACAATGAATGACTTTAAAGTAAATCGTGGCAACAGTTGATTAAAGAACCAATACTGATCAGGGGACGATGGTATTAAAGATACACTTAAGTCTGTTGTTTTCTCTGCAATAAATTTTAAAGTTGATTTTGATATTGTACCTCCAGCAGTAATTTCTATAAAACAATCATAATACTCACCATCATATAAATCTAAAATATTACTTTCAATTGTTATTATGTTGGTATTATTGACTATTGCTGCGCTGACAGGAACAGGACTAAATGGATCGCCTCCCACGTACCTTATAATATCAACACCAACAGCAATCGCGGTAGTTTGTAGTGATAAAAAAAGCTTACCTCTTAAAAAACTAACTGATGCGCCAGCCTCAATGCTATCCGATGTTGATACAGTAAGTCTGTCATTAGTTATATCAAATAAACCATCTTCATTATTTATAACATCTGTAAAATTAATTTTTGTGTAGGTAGCAGGTGAAATTGTTTGGTTCCCGTTATTGGTGGCCGTAAATTCTTTTTTAGTAATCCAGTTGTCATTATAAACAAATCTTGGATTCATTACCATTTTGGAGTAACGATTTGTATCACTAAAAATAGTCCCTGATTTTGAATACCCTACTAAAGAAAATATCTGATCAATTATTGTAGAGTAGTAAAAAAACGGGATCATTGCCGATCCATAGGTATATCCGTTAACATAAGTAGTCCCATCAACTAACTGACCCGTATTAACAACCGGACAAACTAATCCGGTTGTTGTATTTCTAACCGTGTCGTGTCGATCATTATCCCAAAGTCCATTCCATGTAGAAAGATCAATATCATTCAAATACAACCCTTCCAAAGAATCCCAAAAAGATTTTATACCTCCCTGTGCGTCTATACTTATTCTGTCTCCGATGGAAACAATCTGACACACTCCATTAACAATAATATTTTGCCCGTCCTGAACTAATTGAATAGGTAAATTTTGATACGGCTTTGTGGTGATAATTGAAAGCGGTGCAATGAGTTCAAGTTGAGTGACATTGTAATTTGTGGTCGGTATTGAAATCCTATTTGTGATGTCTGCCTTTACGCTACCTAAATTCTTAAGGTCAAAAACCTGGAAGGTCTTGGATATACGTCCCACTTTATCGTCAACCTCCATCAAATAACCGCTTATCCGTAGCTCTATCATGTAACTAAGTTGTTAGGAATACGTGGATAGCGGATAGTCAAATCAAAATTATGCTTTACTCTTTTTGTTTCAGTAGCTTGTTCATTTGGGATAACAACAAGGGAAACCGGGTTAGCGTAATCGGTAACGTCCTGAACAAATTGTCCTATCTTAAAACTGTCATTGTAAATCAAACCTTGAGTGTTTATCTCGCTTAACATGATCCACTGTTCAAATGTGATTCCGTAAGCGTTTACGTTTAATTCTTTGTTGCGTTTATTTGAACTTATCTGAAAACCCTGCACCTGGTTGTATTCAAACATAAAATGCTGAAGCCCCCCATAGTCATTAATCCATCGAAGGTAAACGGGGTTTGAACATTCCTCAATAACATCTACCGAAAGTCGACCATAGAACGTTGTACCCGCGTTGTCCGTTATTAGTAAATAATATCTCCCTGGGGTTGATATTGTCACCTCAAGTGATTGCATACCATTACCAGACCCATCAAATACAGATACGTTCGTTGTTGTTAGTGTGTCTCTGTTGTAGTAAGAGATTCTGGCATTGTTTGGAAGATTGTCGCCACCCAGAACAGTTCCGCCTGTTAGGAAATCTACAAAAAATTTCCTACCTGAGATTAGTTTTGTGTTGTCATGGAAAAGAAATTTTCCCCCGGCTAATAGCATTAAAGCATTACCGTCAGATCCTTTAATATCAAACTTTGTGCGTTTGTTTAATATGTGGTTATTGCCTACGTAAAAAATAATTGCATCTGAAAATAAAGAAATCTGAGTATCACTACCCTCGTTCCAAACAGCTTGATATTTTACATAGGTGGTCTTTAGTCTGTCTGCTGTAAGGTTTGACATTTTAAGAACACTTGCGAGTATAGGGCCAATCTCGCAGTAAACCACAAGAGCTGCGTCTGGCCTGAATTCAAACTTTGGTAACCCTAGTCCGTTAAATTCTAACTCCACACGATAGTTAGTTTTACCAGAAAGCGAAGCCTCTGTGAATTGGTAAATTAAAGACCATCCCCCTACTGGCTGAAATCCTGACGGTTTAAGGTTTACGGTTAGTGCCATTTTTTAATACGATGTTTTATAACAACTTGCCTTTGTCCGCTTTGTCCGCGCTTCATAAGCTCGTTCTGCTTTACGGCAAAGTTTGAACCCGCGCATGAAGAAAAGAAAAATGAAAGAGTAGTAATCAAAATAACCCACACGGCCCGACCAACCTTACTCCCAAACTCTTTCTTGAGCCAGTAGGGATTATTCTTGATATGATACCACTTCTTTCTTTTGCCTTCAAAGTCAGAGGCTTTCTGCTCCTCTGCTGTTAGTTGAATCGCTTCAATCTCTGCTTTGTTTCTTAATTCAAGTTCGCTCATGCCGTTAAATCTTTTTTATTAACTGTTATAACCTGCGCCCTGTTGCCTCTTCCTGTAAATAAAGAATGTAGTTCAGTTACATCTATAAAGAATCTGATTGTATCAGTGTTCCTATCCATCATTAAATTAAGTATTTGATATTTGCTTAATCCAATTTTCGGAATTAGACTTTCACTAAAAACTATCTGTTCAATGTCTTTAAAAACTATACTCATCTTTTTCCGGCTAAGTGAATGTCTGTTTTAATCATTTCTACCAATCCTTTTTTTAGGTTCTTCATAAGCTCGTCACGGTTCTTTGCTACTATGCCAATGAAGTCCAAGCCCTCACGTTTGCCTTGGTTAACGTCCGTTCCTACCTTAGCGATCTTCTTTGCAACGGCCCAAGCGAATGACTCAGGGTTGTCAGATTGAATGCCTTTGAATTCAATCCATGCAAGTATGTCTTCTACCGGTGGCATCTTGCCCGGCCTTCTACCCGTAATCTGCTGCTGAAAGTATGCTGACCCTTTTTGAGTTCCACCGTCTGGCCTTACCTCGTAATTCAAAGATGAGGCCGACTTACCAGACGAATACAATCCCTTATCAACCTGATCCGATCGCAGGTCTTTGGTAACATCCTCAAAGAACTTTTTGAATGCTTCCTCACTATTCATTGAAATTCTTTGTCTTTAGATCATTGTAAATAAATGTTCCGCCATGAAGCTTATGATAATAACAGTATCCAGAAATTCTTATACCATCCTCTTCTAACCATTGTCTGAACCAATTTTTAACCTTGCCACGAATAAGTTCGTGTTTGGACTCAACATATCTACCATTATGATAAACCATACTCATTATATTAACTTTAATCGCAAACACTTATTTGATCTATCACCGGAATCTTACACTGAGCAAATACCCCGAATGTGTGAACGTCCATAACTCCGTAGGCTGGTTGATAGTCGATTGAAACCACTCCGTCTGTTTCGGGGTTAATAAAGTCCTCATCATGGTTAACCAGTCGGAAGAACTTGCGAGCCTTCTCCCTCATGGGTTCTATTATCTGAGTTTCAATTTGCGCATGATCGTAGTCTATGGTGGCATCCAATTGGGATTTGTCAAGGAACCACCCCGTAAAGTCAAGTTCTGATGTGATAGCGCCGCTTGTCCCGATTGTATCGGTCACCTTGATCGGTAGTACTATCAGACACGGAAATGTAATAGTTTCCCATTGGTCGGCTATTACGTTTGCTTTGTCCTGGTCTGCATACAGAAATCTGAGTCCTATGCTTTCAGCGTGTTTTTTGAGTGTGCTTACTATACTCATTCTTCTTCCTGTGGTTTAGGTGAGTTTCCTTTCATTGCCTCCTCGTACCGATCCGCATACTCCTCTTGCTCTTTCCATAACCTTGCAAAGTTCATGACGTGATTGAATGACTTGTAATAGACAGTATCAGGATCGCAACTATACCTCGCAGCATAACGGTCAATAAGTGCCAGGTCTTGGTATGGCCGTAGAAGTTCAGCCTGAGCGACCCTAGCAACGTCTTCCCGCTTCCGGTTAACCTCCGTATCAGATGGCTTAAGGTGAGAGTAGATTTCTTTCCAGAGTTCATTAGCTGATTTAAGAAAAAAAAACCAATAGGGTACATTTTGACAATGGGCATTTGTAATATTTGCCTTTCAATCTCTGCCGCCTTTTCATCGTCAAAAGGTGAATTGGTTATCAATGGCTGGAGGTAAACAGAACAGACGTAGGCTATCAGCGACTCAAAAGTAAAGCCTGGCGTGAAACATATTCTTTCCTCCGTTTCACGTGAAACCAAATCCATAGCGTCACGGATAGCGATGTTTTGTCCCAGGGACAAGCGGCCCAGGTTCTTAGGAATTTTGATTTGCCTTATTCCGGTTTCGTCCTGATAGGCGAAGAACTCAGGTAAAGGAAGTCCTGCCCAATCAATCTTTTCGGTATATAGGAACTTGATGCAATCCCAAAAGGCAGTGATAAGCTTCTCGTCTTTTGAATAGGATATACCGTCAATTTCCGAACCTAGTAAGATGCTGAATATCTTTAGCTTGTTCTTGCCATCCCATTCTTTGACTATGCGCTGGAACTGATCGACAGTGAGATCATTGTAACCGGAGGGAATTAATACCTCGGTGTATGCTGAATCGGTGTTAGTGGCAAAAGATAGTTTCTTCATGCCTCCATTGTCTTTCCGGCCTTCTTCAATCGTTCCATATAGGATTCTGAGGTCTCGTTTTCTTCACGTATAACTATCTTCCCATCAACAAAAGTAAGCATAGCGCCATTGTCTGGTAATTTATCGCTCTCGCAATGGTCACCGTTTGAACATGAATCACAACAGGCTACGGGAAATTTTTCACGGAATTTTTGAGGAAGAAAATCCCTAAAAAATGCAAAATCAGATTCCATCCATTTTACAATCTCATCGCTTTGCTCTTGTGTCAGTGGTTTACAGTTACTTACCATAGATTCCAGTTTAAGAGTATGAAGTACCAAGCAAGTTTAGCAAGGTGTATTGCTAGAGTGAATAATAAAACAATGGCAACCGCTCCTTTAGCAACGGCCCACCACGGGAATTTTTGTTTGAACGGATTTGTTAAATCATTAAGTTTTTTCCTTTCGCTTTCGCTGATTTCAAGTAGTTCATCAATCAGGGTTTCCATTTCAGAGGTAGAAAGCTTTTTGTCTTTCATCTCTACTTCGATTTCAGCAAGTCGTTCTTTGGGGGTTTTTTGATTCGGGTCTTCCTTGAAGTCAACCCATCTTTTTTCTGTTGTCATATAGCTCTGAGTTTTAAAGTTGGCTTGTTTCGTTTCGCGTTGGCTAACGCAAGGGCGCAAACAATATCATCGTGCATCCCTTCAGGAGCGGAGTATTTAACTCCGTTTTTAGAATAGACAAATTCAAATGATTCCAATTCGCCCTCCATTTCTTTGGTTATGCAAACTTCACCTTTTTGCAGCGATAATGCAAGTCCCTCCATGATCTGCTGTTTTGAGTTACTTGTGAAGTGGTATCCCTCGGTCTTTGGACATGATCGAATTACGTCCTCCGCAATCGGGTCACCCACTCCGGTGCTGTCAATGAACGCTGGCTTTTGTTTTACAATGCCGATTATCCTTCTTTTCGTTTGCGCCCAATCAGACTGCCAACGGTGGAACTCCGATATGTGGCCGTACTTATCTAGCCCAATAACAACAGTCCAGTCAAATGATTTGGCCAGGTCTATGCCGTAACAAACTGTAACCTCTACACTTGGTGGCCTGATTGCCTTCTTGATGAATTCAATCCCGAATGGGTTGGCCTGATCATCGAATGCCTCGCCAAGGTATAGCTGCCTGAATGCTTTATCCGGAAGATCCCGCTGGGCCTGATTCACTTCTTCGATGTCCAGTATTCCGGCTTCAACCGCATCATAAGCGGTAAGTTTGAAGTGGCGGTAACCCGGCTCGCCTCCTTTGGCTTTCACGCCCATCCGGTAACCCCAATTGTTTTTACCTCTCACGTTTCCAATGAACTTACATTTGCCTTTCGTGTGGGTTAGAGTGGAGCGTAACGCAAACCAAGCCTCCTCCCTGGCACGTGTGAACTCATCGAATACTATTGCGAAAACATCTTCTCCATAAAGGTTGTCGGGCTTCTCTGCTGACTTAAACCAGATTGTTGATTTTGCCGGAGTGACTATGAAAAGTTCTGATTCGTTAATACGGTAACCCCGCTTCCCTGCGATGGTTCGCCTCATGCGTGTGAATGCTATCTTTGCCTGAGAATAAACCGGAGCAACCCACCAATAATTAGCCCCTTCTTTAGGTGGGGTGTGGGCTATTTCAAATAACCACCAAAGGTGCGAGAAAGTCTTACCTACCTTTGTGCTGGCTTCCGTAACGGTGAAACGTTCGGAGCAATAAAGAATGTCTTTTTGATATTTGGTAAGCTTTGGACGAACGATGGTAATCTCATTCTGCATCCCTGAAAGTTACGACTATTGCCTCACCTCCGCTTGTTACATCTACTTTGTCCGTAGGCTTGCCAAATGCGTGTTCAAAAACAAACCGGGTAAGAATTGGCTCTTTAGCCTCTAAAAGCGATTGCAGCCCCTTTTCAAGGGTTCCGTGTTTGGCTATGATAGCCTTTCTTGCGAGGTCACGGGTTCCGTATTCCTCGGCTATTGGTTTTCTGCCTTGTCCTCTACCCGCTCCACCACTTGGCATTTTGAATTGTTTGTTTAAACATGAATTGAAACACAAAAGCCGAATCCTAAAATCCGGCCTTCGGTCGGAGCCTTGCAGCTTCCGGGTTTACTTCCTTCGCGTGAAATTGCGTTGATCATGATGCGAAGATATTAATTTTACTTTGATTCTGCAATTTTATAGTTTTTTAAACGAGGTCATATCAAAAGTCCTTTTTCGCGTCTAATGCTTGAACTTAAAACCCGCTCGACCTGATCGTGACAATAGCGGCAAGACCCTTTCCATGTAGAAGTATTCAGAAAATCATTATCAGACATAGAGCAATGATGGATTTCAACCGCCTTGCCTTGACATCCAATTAGCTTTATTTCGCATTCTGGATGGCCTAGGAGATAGCATAATCTCATGGGTCTGTATTCCTTCACTTTAGCTTTGCGCTTGGCTGAGGTCTTATTTATGGGCTTCACGGCCTTCTTAGGTTTCCTCACAGGCTTAGGATCACTATTCCAGTAGCTCATGTTAGTAGGTTTTCGATTATTTAAGTTAGTTCCTGAATAATACGAGCAGCCATTGCAGCAACTTGAATCGCCTCATGTTTAATCTTTTGCTTCCAAATTACTTTTGGGTCAAGGCCATAATCTCCCTGTTCCTTGGCTTTCTTCTCACCAAAAAATATTTCGTTCTCCAACTCCACATACTCCTCTCTAAGAACTGCCAACCCTTCATGAACACTATTGAAAGGTTTTTGGTATTTGTCAGGAATAGATTCCATTTCAATCCTGATTGCTTCGGCTGTTGATTTTTTAAGTGTTATCATGTTGTTTTATGTTTACGGGTTGCGAATTATAGTAAACTTCCTAATTTGAACCATCACATCATCCGCACCGACCATATGTCCGTTTGCTTGATCCAGGGCCTCTCTAATGTCGTTCTCTAATTCTGTTAATAAATCAACTTGGCTTTCTTCTGTGACTGAGGGTTGGCGTAATTCATTTGCCGAGGATGTTCTACTTAATCCTTTTGAAAAGTCATCCCCAATATCTGACCCCTCTGTAAACGAATGGGCACTGCTCTCTTCTTTCTTAGGTGTGAGGATGGCGACTTCAATAATTCTGCACATGAACGATCCTAACCTAACCCAATCTTCCCATTCATCCCCATTTGTGCTTTCCCAATTAACCCCATTAAATTTTACTTGGTAGTCTGATTTTATTTGTGGCTCTTCATACCCACTAAGGTCTACTTTGTAAGGCTCGTTTTTATTTGGTGTCCACTTAGCTTCTCCAGATTGGTTAATTACTGGTAATATTTTTCTAATCATGTCCATACCTAAGTCCTGATCTTTCAGCTTTACAGCGTATGTGATGGCTTGCTGAACAGCTTTCTGATAGTCTTCAGAGTCCTTTATGTATCTTTCTCCATCTAAAACAGACGGATAATTTTTTACATTGGGTTCTTCTGGCAGGTCTTCCAGATAGAGTCCGTCCTCTTTTAAAATGATGTGGTAGTTTTTCATGTTGTTATCGGTTTAAATAAATCCTAGTTGCTTTTTTAGTTCAAATTTGGGCTACCTGAATGACGGGTTATCAAATACGAATACGTTAAACATTTCTTTCATCCGGTCATAGACTCTGTTTCCGTAAAGCTCCAGTAAATCAGCTTCGTTTTTGTTCGTGGTCGCGTGGGTGCTATTGAAGGGCGTTGTATGTCGGTTGTTATACCGGGTTTGAATTATTTCCGCAAAGATGTTCTTTGATTCCCCAAAGTGACGGGCCGGGCATTCCTCAGTTCCAAGGTCATCGAAACAGAATCCGTATTCGGTACCCCCGAAGATGTTAGCCGATCTTTTGTAATTGGTGTAATATTCCTTCACCGCTGCCTCGCCTGAATTCTTGTAGTCAAATGAAATATCGAGCATGGATACGGCCCTAAAGCTATGGTTTTGATTTGAAGAGAATAATTTCATGAGCGTGGTCTTACCGTTTCCGATCACACCCATCAAAAGTAATCCCTTGGTAAGATCCCCGTTAAAGCGTTGGTCATTGGCAAAGTAGCAACAAAGCTGTTTTATCCTGCGCTCGTGGGCCTCGTCATGAAATTTGTAGTTTTCTTTGAACACCTGGAAATACTCCTCCGCTGTTTTGGTGATGTAAGTTTCGGGTTGATTGAGTTTGGCTAGGTAGGCTTCACGCTGGAGCCTGAAAAACTTCTGCTCACGTCCAAGGCGCAGGGATTCTTCAATTTCTAAATCGTCTAACTCGATCTCAAGATATTGCGGAGGCTCAAAGTTTACCGACATACTTTTTGTTTGGGTCGATAAGCTCTGCTGAATTTGTGTTTTTGCGTTGGTTTCCATTTTGGTTAAATACTTTTTGGTTTGATAGCCATGTGTTAAGTAGTTTTTTGCAGTCTGAAGATTCAGCGTTTCGCAATCTCATTTTATCGGCCGCAAGGTGGGAGTAAGATTCTTTTATGGCTTGTTCGATGTTCTTCCCTTTGTGGGCAAATTGCATTTGCTCAAAAAACAATTCATCAATTTGAGAGGTAAACCAATCGAGCGTCTTACTCTCATTTACATTACCATTTACAGTAGCACTTACATTAACACTTACACTATCACTTACAGTAGACGAAACCAAACGACCGTCAACGACCGTTGAAATTCGTTTACGGGCTTCAGCACTCTTGCGACCTGCTTCTACCCGTTGACCGTATTGATTTTCCCACTTCTTTAAATCTCGCTTTAAAGACTGTTTAATAGGCTCAAATGCTAACTCGGTAATAAAGTCTGGAGCTGTAGGGCTTTCGTCATTAACGTAGGAAAGGATGTGTTTTATGAGCCTTCCGGCCTGTTCATAATCCAGCTTATCCCAAACTCCCTTCTGGTCGCAATAAAGTATGAATGACTTCTTATTTTCAGCCATTAGATTTAGGGGGTTCGTTATAAAACAGACATTAAAGCACTGTCACAAGTAGAAACCATATCAGCAAACTCTGACCCCTTTGTGTAATTAAAACATCAAAATCGCTATCCATTTGAAAAGTCCAAGTTGAGGTTTCAAAGTCTGCCTCGTTAGCTAATCCAAATTGTGTTTTTAGTTTTGTCATAAAAATAAAAAAGCCCCCAGAGTCGCAGTCGGGGGGCAAGGGGTTAAAGGTTAAAAATCCTTTTCGCCTCTCACCCTTTCACATCCGGCTGCGACCTCAGATTTGAAAGGGCTACTAAAAATTGTTAAGAAATTACTTTCCCATGGTGTTAAATTTTGATTCGTTGAATCGCATTACAAAAGTAGCAATTTATCTGACACTTACAAGCCACGGATTAGTTATAACAGCTTTTTTCATAATGTATTCCCTGATCGTCTTTTTAGACTGCTTACAGATCGCTATCTCCGCAAGCCTCTGCCAGAAAAGATACTCCTGAAGCGTCATTGGAAATTCCTTCTTCATTGCAAGAAAGAATCTATCAAATCAGCTTTTTTCAAAATTATCGCAATCAGAGTGAACGCAATGACGTAAGAGATCGCGATCATTACAAAAAGCCATTGAATGTGGTTAAGTTTTTTCATAAGCATGAGATTTAAAATTTTTATTAGTCGATTACAAATGGATTAGGTGCGTATATACAATTGTTAGCTTCAAGTTTTGCCTATTCGGGTTCTTTATTATCTAAGTCGCTATTCCCACACACAGGGCAGTAGCAATCTCCATAATCACCTGTGTCAGCAATCTGCCCACCTCCATCTAATAGTTCTGAACTGCCCCACCAACCGCACTTATCACATTCTGCGGTATAAAAGTTGCTTTCGGGAGGGCAAAACCTAAAGCTAACAGGGGCTATTCGCAAATTTTTTACTAACCTGTCAAGGCATTCAATCATGTTTGCAATTTCCCAGTTAAACTCTTGGTTTAGTTTTTCATTTAGCATTTGCTTAATACCTTCTACCTGTTTAATATCTGTTTCTGTAATCATAGTTTATCGTTTTTAATCCGTAAAAAATCAGACGTATAGCCCCGAACCGTTATGTGCTATTGGCCGAGCCACAGGCAGTCCGCCCCTGATGCCCACAAATCCACGCTGCGCCATCCCACCCGCTTGCGGCCTGTCTCCCACGCTCCGGCCAACAGTTCGCTCCCACCGCACCGTCTGACGCTCACGCCACATAACAAGGGCTTGGCGTCAGGCGTGGGAAGTGCTATCGAATGAAGTGTGAGGTACATAAAACTTAAATTTTTTCTCCCACCGCGCAAATAAGTTCATAGAATTTAGTCATTTGATTTTCTTCTATGAAAATATCCATTCCGTTTCCATGTTGCATTGGGTAATCATTTGAAGTCATTAGTCTCCAATATTTACCCTTTACTTTATGAGGGTTTTCTCTCCTTACAGAAATACCATCATTTTGTTTATGAAGGTATCTGCAAACGGTTTGGGCAATTTGCTCAATTGATGGCTTTTCAATAAGCATTTTTAGTTTGTCAATTCCTGAATTAAGTACAGTTTCCATCGCGCAAAAATTTAAGTTTTATGTTAGTGTTTCAAAATTAGTTTCATCAATAGTCTTTGACATCCTGAGAGCTTAGATAGGTGTAATGCCTGTCTTTTTTGAATAAAAGAAAAGCCTCAAGGTGATATGAATACGACTTGATTGTTTGCTCAGAATAGTTTTTAAGGTGTAGTACCTCTATCAACTTTTCTGTAATTGTTGAGTTTTCCATGATTCAAATGTTTAATTATCAATCATTTAAGTATGGGTATGTGAGTATTGTAGTTATCGGCAACCTTAAAAAGACAGCGTACCCTGTTTGATACTTTCTGAAATTCGTTTGATTGCCTTATCAATATATTCTTTGTCAATTTCACACGCTGTTAAGTGTAAATTCATTTTATCTAATCGGTTTGCTTTATCAACTGCCAAAGCAATTGACCCGCTGCCGAAATGGGTATCTAAAAGTTTCATTCCTTCGGTTGCATATTCTTGTAATTGCCAACTATATAATTTAACAGGTTTTTGCGTTGGGTGTATTTTACCACTTGTATCCTCCCAATTTGATGCACTTCCGCACCAATGTATTTTTTTAATTTTCAAAGGTTTATTAAATGAGTTCCAAGCCATTTCACCGTCTGCAAATCCGCTTTCACCATTATTTTTATCCCATATTGTCCAGCTTTTTGTTAGTGGTAAATCAAAGTAATTTCCACCCCAAACAATTTGGTTTTTAGATACTCTAAATAACTCATTCCAATATTCATTTGTTGGTGTTTCATTATCCCAATTTTTACCTTTATTCCATTTCTTTTTTGAGTTATTCCCCATTTGCATCTCACTTGCACCAATCCCATACGGTGGGTCAACAATAGCCAAATCAAAGTATTTATCAGGGTATTGCTTCATAATTTCCATACAATCAGCGTGGAAAAGAGAAAGAAAAGGCAGCCGATAACACTCGCTATAAGTAATGGCGGGTGTTGTGCTGTTATTATCGTTTGTGCTTTCTATGTTCATTTGTTGTATATTTAAAGTAAGTAGTTCTAAATCCGCCACTACTCATAGCGGATGCCGTTATAGCGCATTTGGCTGCTTACGAATTGCCTTGCGCTGGCACGGAGGCCACCCGCAAACCTTCGCACACATGCAAGGCAAGCCCACGCTCCAGCCAAACGTACCCGCTCACACACATGCCGACCCGATGGCGCTATAACAACATGTATAAAACAGCAAGGGGCCGGATAGTTGGGTGTTACTTATCCACAAGCGATAGGCCAGCTTTTGCAGTACTCCCGTTTGCGATAAATCCAGATGTGCCATTTAAAAATAGTGAAGACTATGGCTTCCCATTTTCCTCTTGGTAGAAAGTAACCGTAATCGCAAACAGTTAGGAATCTCTTACCGTTTGATTTGTGTCGCTTGTTAATCTCGATGTACATATAATTATTGGTTTATTAATTTAGTTTCGTTTGGCCCCTTGCCGATTTTATACATTTGGTCCATTATACGCAAGGGCTACATTCCGTCTCCGTTTGATAATTTCGTGTTCAAAAAAAAGAAAAAATGCCCCACCGCACTTCTGTTTTTTCAAAACAGTTGGGTTTGTAAAGTTTCTGTTTCATATCGTTTGCTTGTTAGTTCAAAATAAGTTTTATCTATTTCTATTCCAGTAAAATCACATCCGAAATAATGGGCAGCTATGGCACTACTTCCGCTTCCTAAATGGGTATCAAGTATTTTCATTTCGGGTGTAGCATACGTTTCTAAAAGCCATCTGTATAATTTTACAGGCTTTTGTGTAGGGTGTATTCTGTTTTCCTTGTTTTTCATATCGCCTTGTAAAAATCCGTGCCATTTATATTTTACCTTTCTTACAGCAGTATCAAATGAAGCCCAAGCTAATTCACAGTCAGCATAGTAATTATCGCCATTATCTTTATCCCACACTATAAAACAGCTTGTATTTCCTAAGTAGTCTAAAAAGTAGTTCCCGCCCCAAATGATTTGATTTTTACTTACTCTTTTTAGTTCTGCAAAGTATTCAGGCGTTGGTATTCCTTTGTCCCAGTTTCCGATATGATAATCCCTCTGTTTTATGTGTCCGTTCCTTCCTGTATCGCCTCTTTTTTGGTCTGCATCAATTCCATAAGGTGGGTCAACAATAGCCAAGTCAAAGGCGTTATTTTCACACTGCTTCATAAAGTCTAAGCAGTCCATATTTAAAAGTTTTATTTTTCCCTCGCTTCGCATTTTTTCTTTTTTTTCTTTAGTGCTTCGATTAAACATTCTGCTAAAAATCCCTACTGCCTATAACACGGGTTTTGCGTCATTTTTTGCCTTTAACATTTGTGCTAACTTTAAACATTCGAG